GGTCATATCTTGAAGATTGCGTCGAAAATACTCTTATTAGTCAATTTATTGATTTTAGGAGTCAATCGAAGAATCAACAAGCTGCTAAGTTTGCCTCTGTGACAAAGTTAGAATCAACGGTTGACTTATCATCAGCCTCTGATCGACTTTCTTGCTGGACAGTTGAACGAATGTTTAGGAATAATCATTCTATTCTCTCTGCCCTACAAAGCGTACGTACACGTTATATAAGAAATACCACCTCCTATGGGAGTTGGGACTACCTTAAATTGCGTAAGTACGCGTCACAAGGAACAGCTGTTACATTTCCTGTACAGTCTATCGTATTCCTGTGTTTCGCATTAGCATCTTGCGGTGCTACTGACGAACATAGTATACGTAAACTTACTGGTCGTGTCCGGGTCTTCGGCGACGATATTATCGTCCCGAGCTACGGGTATGCACGGCTACGTAGAATGCTCCACTTGTGTCAACTAAAAGTAAACGAAGAGAAATCTTATTCTCTTGGCTACTTTCGTGAATCATGTGGAGGTGACTTTTATAAGGGACACGATGTGACTCCTATAAAACTTCAACGTAGTACGTACACGAAACCTGAGGAACGCCTTTCTGCATTAGATTCAGTGAACAACTTATTTAAGGTTGGACTCTGGTCTACTAGTGAAAGACTGAGAATGGAGACTATAGGTCACTTGTTAAAGCTTCCTATAGTTGCAGTCTCCTCAGGGGCATCAGGTCTTATATCATACTCTGGAGAGTTCCTCGACCACCTCGATAAGAGATGGTCCACGGATCTTCACAGATATGAATATAAATCTCATAACTGGTCTAATAAACCTGTTATGAAGGACCGTGATGCACTATCCAGGCTTAAGATGTATCTACTTATGCGCCCATGTGGGTACATGAGAGATTATTCTCAGTCCATAGTAAGGTTTACTACGGATTTGCTGGATAGACCTCAACTCAGGGATGGGTTGAGGTGGGTGCCCTTACACACTTAGCGAAGTGTAAGGGTTTGGGAATATCGCTAGTGACCGAATACTCGTATCACTACGATAATCCATTGGGAAGGCTTTTCAGTGC